CTTATCATTGAAAGAGTATCCGAAGATAATGGCGTGGAAGTGAGGTCGGCTGAAATCATCGCCATATTCTCCAGCCATGTAGTAGCGTATTTTGTGAGGTTGTAACTTTTTTCGAAGTCTTTTAAGGAACAACTGAAAGTGTTCGTGGTGTAAGCTTCCATCGCTTGGTAAATTGTCATCATTGTATGTGAGGGTTATAAATGAATTTTGTTCATGCATTTGCGCTTCATGAGTGCAACGCATGGTCCATTGTCTTGCGTGTTCCATACGGCAGCTATCGCATTGTCCGCATGGTATTTGAATTTGACGATGACTATCGTCCTCGTCAGGTTTGAATGACAAAACCCTACTGGGTTTGTCATTGGCGTGAAAAGTTTGATAACCGCTTAAATAAGCGGTTAATGGAGAAGTACAGGGCATGTGAGGTGCCTAGAGGTTTTTAGAGCCTCCAGCCTCCACGTTGTGGGGCTGATCTCATATTTGGCGACTTTGTGCGCTTTGAATGATGTCTAAAAGTCTTAGCAGACTTTTTTTTGCTTACGCCTTTACGATGCATGTACATATTTTCTCCTATAGTGGTTGTTTGGTGTCACCTAGCACAGTAATATCAAGTATGATTACTGTGCGGCGGGCTCATCGCCCGCTTTTTCCGAGGTACTCTCCGTATTTGGAGCACTCGCCTCGGGTTTTTTAACGAGACCCAGTTTTTGGGCTTCGTTCAAGTTTTCAGGATTATCCAAGAATTGGACTAAAGCAGCGGGATCGTTATCGAAACGAGCCCGTAATGTAGCTGGCAGAGTCATAAATTCGTCCTCTGCAGCGATAACGGCGTTAAGGGCAGTGTGGTAATCCACAACGCCAGAGAAATCGCCGTATTGAGGCGTTAAAGCCTTTTTGGGCAATTGCCCAGTTATATTAAACATTCGAAGAATGTTATTGATATCAGTTTCATCTTTGAAATGCTGCTGAGTCCGGGTAGCGTCCTCACAACGCAGCCCAGACTCATTTGACGCAGCAAGGGTATCGTAATTATATGGATTACGAATAAATGGTTGGTTATTTTTCATTTTGATAGCCTTTGTCTAAGTTTGTTAAAGGATTCTTCAGCGCCAGACGCTGAATAAGCATCTTTAGCAATTTGTTTAACATCTTGATAAATTGGTTTAGAAGAACTTGGAGCAGAACCAGTCTTAGCTAAACGAGTTAATTCAGATGTATATCTAGATTGTTGCATAGCTTGAGCAGCTTGAGCTGATGAAGTTTTAGCAATTTCTTGTTTCATAAACGTATCAGCAAGTATCTGTTTGTATCTTTCCTTGATATTTGGATTTTCATCCAAAATATTCAAGGTTTCTGCTCTAGTTTTGTCAGATTGGTTATCTGTTAATTGCACTTGAGCTTGTAAGTTTTGATTTTGCTGAATCAAATTATTAGCTTGAGCAACAGTTTGATACGCTTGAGTACCTGATGTTGCAGTATTTCCTAATACATTTTGCATTTGCGCTTGAGCACCAGCTGGAGTCGATGCTCCGCCTTGAGAATAAGCAAGCATCGGATTTAAACCAGCTTTTTGCATATCAGTTACAGCACGTTGATATGAAGTACTGGACATTTCTTTTTGAAAGTCCATTTGTTGTTGAGCTTGTGCAGCATTAGCTGCATTTTGATTTTGAGTGCCAAAATAAGATCCGGCAGCGCCTACGGCACCGCCAAGTAATGATGATACTGGAGAAACTGCTTTCGCAGCATCTCCAATCACATTAACTATACCGTCGAAGAGTCCCATTAGAAATGATCGATTAAGCCTGGTACAGAGTACATAGGCAGTGGACGTGCTTTCTTTACATCAAAGAAAGAATCAAAGATAAACTGTTTTCCGTTTGCTGCTGAACCAACAGCAACAATACGGTCGACAGGTGGAGTATCAGCGATAAAAGTATCATTTAATGTGGGTAAAGTTGTGAACTTCTGGGCAAGATGCCATGCGTCAATAGTGCCAGTTGCAGTAGATCTAAAGAGGCCGGAAATTCGGCTAGGATAATATCGATATTCCGCCCAACGTTCTTGGTATCCAAAGACATTATCGTCTGTTGAGTTTCCGGTAACATAAATTTCCTTATTAAGAACGGCTTGTTCACCCAGCATAGCAAAAGCTGGGAAGTAGAAGTCATAACGAGTTTCACGGCTCCACATGCGTGATAAGCCTTGTTGATAAGTTAAGTCAGCACGGATTGAAACAAGTCCAATAATGATCCCGTGCTCAACAAATGACTGAGTAAAGCCATGGTTATGAGCGAGAGCAGTACCCATAGAACCAAGTGTACCAAGAGGAGTATTGGTCCCACTAGCGGCTGAAGCCGATGTTTGAGCGATTGGGTTAATGTTAATTGGTGTTGAACCGCCTCCAAGGTATTCAGGCCTTTGGAGTCGTGCGTCAGGCGAAATGACACCGAAGTGAGATCTAATAATTTCTGTATAACGTGTTCCACCACGTGCGTCCCTTTCGAGTAATTTCTGAATTTGGAATGACTGACGTAATTGATTAATAGTTGCAGCAGTTGCTTCTGACAAATCAGCGTATAAAGCTTTAGTTGGAGAACTAGTAGCATTTGTCATTTGTAGATAAGTACTTGTAGCGTTTAAATTCTTTAAATCGCCATTTCCATTAAGTACTTGTACATCCTCACCGTTTAATGCAGCGGTTCGAATAGGGGCTGATGAGCCCAGTGGTAGTGTTACAGCATCACCTTTTTGTGGCCAAGGTAATGATGATGTGAAATAGTCTTTGCGTTTTCCACGGCGTAGTAACTCATAGTTTGCAGCTGCAGTTGTGTCAGTTACATCGCCTTTATATACAAGAACAGAATCTTGTAAATTTTCATCTCGGAACCATTCATTCCAGATGAGGTTATAGCCACGTGTCCAGAATGCACCGTGGTCTATTGTTTTTGTTGGATCCATTTGACCTACAGTTGGTAATCCCATGTAGTCTTGTAAAGATCCAATGGCGTATCCGCCTTCTGGTGATGTTTGTTGTGGTACTACGTAATCGATTGAATCGTCTGGATTATCTTGTTGGCCCATGAAGCGTTGCCAGTTATCCCAGACTAAACGATTTGGTACAAAAAAGAAGAATGAATCCATCACCATGTTATCCATAATTGGATAAAGAGGAGTAGATAGACGGGCAAATGCCGTCATTTTTAAATTAAATGTGTCTCCAGGTAGAACCTCGTCGACGTATACGGGAACAAGGTATCCAGCGTCGAATGTAGTTTTGTGTGCCGATTGGCAATCAAATTTGGAGCGGGGAATGTCCGCCTTTGGAATCATAGTGAACTGATGTACGTTTACTGATTTATTGCGGTGCATTTTTGCTCCTGTGTTGTTGCGGGAGAAATGTAACATTTCTCTCCGCTTTGGTTTTTACTTGGTAATTTTTACCTGTTTCCCTAAGGATAGTAGTTTTGGTTGTTCATGTAAAGTGAACATACCAGTATTGTCATCAAAGCTACCGAATTCATATAAATCGAAATCATCGCTGTGATGGTATAGCTGATTATCATCAGCTTGACGGTTTATCTCATCAGAGAAAGACCGTATGGCGACACCAACAGAGGGCACGAACATTGGTCGTGCATATGCGTCCGCTGCGCGGTCTTTTACAGAACAGAGTACTAGAATCATGAGGATTTTCCTTAAGTGAGGGTACGTTTAAGTTTTCTTAATCTTGCTTTTACTACCTTTGCTTTTACTGCAAGTCGCTCGGGTGTATTGTCAAGATGTTTTAGTTTAGCAGTTTTTTCTCGTTCGTATTGTATTTCGTCAAACTCATAAGGGTTTTCCTCATTATATTTTTTGTCATAGTATTTTGGTGGTTTGACTTTTTTTTCATTAAAGACGACGTAATCATGGGGATATACATCGCTTTTATATTTTTCGAGCCATGACGTTCCGATTCCGGGTCTCAGGCTCATTTTTGCGTATTCTGGCCTACGGTTTACTATTTCTCCGGTTTCAAAGTTGACGTCTTGATAGTGGGCTTCGGCTTGTTTACCTTTTACTTTTTTAAGAACGTATCGAGTAACGTAGCCAATTGAGTCCCAGTTAGCGTCTCCAACGGAGGAATAACCAAATGGCCAGAGGTTTTCAAGCTCTTTGGATCTATAAAGCATAGAACCAGCGGGAGTCCTTTTCCATAATTTCTTATCATCGAAAGAGTATCCGAAGATGATGGCGTGGAAGTGAGGTCTGCTGAAATCTTCGCCATATTCTCCAGCCATGTAATAGCGTATTCTTGTATTGTGCTTACGCCAGCAATGGTGTCGTAGCTTTTTGAAAAAGGCTTGGAAATGTTCATGATGCAATGATCCATCGCTAGGTAAGTTTTCATCATTGTATGTAAGAGTTATGAAAGAGTTTTTTTCATGCATTTGCGCTTCGTGTGTACAGCGCATAGTCCATTGACGTGCATGTTCCATACGGCAGCTATCGCATTGACCGCAAGGTATTTGTATTTGACGATGACTATCGTCATCGTTTTCTTTAAACGACAAGACCCGATGGGGCTTATCGTTAGCATGAATAGTTTGATAACCGCTTAAATAAGCGGTTATAGGAGAAGTACAGGGCATGTGAGGTGCCTAGAGGTTTTTAGAGCCTCCAGCCTCCACGTTGTGGGGCTGATCTCATATTGGGACTTTTCGTCCGTTTAGAGTGATGTCTAAAAGTCTTTGCAGACTTTTTTTTGCTTACGCTTTTGCGATGCATGTACATATTTTTTCTCCTTTAGTGGTTGTTTGGTGTCACCTAGCACAGTAATATCAAGTAGTATTACTGTGCTGCGGGCTCATCGCCCGCTTTTTCCGAGGTACTCTCAACGATTTGAGCACTCGCCTCGGCTTTATTGACGAGGCCAAGTTTAATGGCTTCGTCTTTATTTTCAGGATTATTCAAGAATTCAATCAATTCTTGAGGATTGTTATCAAATCTAGCCCGTAATTGGGCTGGTAAGGTCATAAATTCGCCTTCTGCGGCGATAACTTGATTCAGGGCACTATGGTAGTCACCAATGCCCGTAAAATCGCCATAACGTGGGCTAATGGCTTTAGTTGGTAATTGTCCAGTTACGTTGAACTGGCGGAGGATATTGTTAATGTCGGTTTCGTCTTTGAAATGCTGCTGAGTCCGGGTAGCGTCCTCACAACGCAGCCCAGACTCATTTGATGCAGCAAGCGTGTCGTAATTATATGGATTACGAATAAAGGGTTCTTTCATTTTCATTTCAATCCTTCTAATATATTGTCTAGTCCGAATGCGGAAGTTGTTAGAGCTGATCCAAGGTCTAATCCTTTACCTTGGCGTGCAGCAGCTAAAGCTTTACCTAATGATTTATTCGAATACAATTCTGATATTCGAGTTTGCTCGGGAAGTGTTAATTCTCCGAGCCTTTGTTGCAGTTTTCTATATTCGATTTCAGTAGTAATCTGATCGAATTTTTTCTTTATATAGGGATTTAAATCCCTTGTGTTGGCTGTTTGAGCCATTATATTGTCTGACTCGTTGTCAGTTTTGTTTACTTGAGCTTGCAATAATTTATTTTGTTCTAAAACGTTTGCATATTGCGCACCTTGAGCTGCAGAATTTGCAGCTTGTGCAGCAACGTTTTCAGAACGGTGAGAGCCAGCTGCAGATGCAGCAGCACCAGAAGGAGTACCAGCTCCACCTTGTGTATAAGCAAGCATTGGGTTAAGACCAGATTTTTTAAGATCTTCTACGGCAGTTTGATATTGTGTGGCACGCATTTCTTTTTGAAATTCCATTTGTTGCGCAGATTGCGCAGCATTAAATGCGTTGCCTTGATTAAATAAGGCTTGGTTGGCATTGTTACTCATCATGCCACCCGCTAAAGAACCAGCAGCACCAATAGCTGCAGGCGCTAAAGCCATAAGTGAAGCCCCGCCAGTGGCGGGGGCTGCGGCAGCTGCGGCGATTGGGGCTAAATCCCCGATTAAATCGCCTATACCGCTAAAGTTTAGACCGAATCCCATTAGAAATGATCGATTAAGCCAGGTACAGAGTACATTGGTAATGGTCGGGCTTTCTTTACATCAAAGAAAGAGTCAAAGATAAATTGTTTGCCGTTTGCAGCTGCACCCACAGCGACAACTCGTTCTACAGGTGGAGTATCAGCGATAAACGTGTCATTTAAAGTAGGAGCTGAAGTGAACTTTTGGGCAAGATGCCATGCGTCAATAGTACCTGCAGCAGTACTACGGAACAAGCCGCTAATACGGCTAGGGTAGTAACGATACTCTGCCCAACGTTCTTGATAACCAAATACATCATTATCAGTTGAATTACCCGTAACATAAATTTCCTTGTTTAATACTGCCTGCTCGCCAAGCATAGCAAATGCTGGGAAATAGAAATCGTATCGAGTTTCACGACTCCACATTTTGCTTAAGCCTTGTTGATATGTTAAATCCGCACGAATGGAAACAAGTCCAATAATGATTCCGTGCTCAACAAATGACTGAGTAAAGCCATGGTTATGAGCGAGAGCAGTACCCATAGAAGCAAGTGTACCGAGAGGAGTATTGGTTCCACTAGCAGCTGAAGCTGACGTTTGCGCGATTGGATTGATATTAATCGGTGTTGAACCGCCTCCAAGGTATTCAGGCCTTTGGAGACGGGCGTCTGGAGAAATGACGCCGAAGTGAGATCTAATAATTTCTGTATAACGTGTTCCACCGCGTGCATCCCTCTCGAGTAATTTTTGGATTTGAAATGATTGACGTAATTGGTTAATAGTTGCAGCAGTAGCTTGTGATAAGTCAGCGTATAAAGAAACGCCGACGTTTGAAGTGCTTCCGCTAGTTGTTAAATAAGTACCGTTAGCAGCTAAGTTAATATAATCGTCTTGTGCGGTACTAAATACAGACACAGCTGTATTTGAAGATACTGCAGCATTAGTTGAAATTGGTGCAGTAGAGCCTAAAGGCAGTGTTACAGCATCGCCTTTTTGTGGCCAAGGCAATGCAGAGGTAAAGTAATCCTTACGTTTACCACGGCGAAGCAGCTTGTAGTTAGCGGCTGCAGATGTATCAGTTACATCGCCTTTGTATACAAGTACGCTGTCTTGTAAATTTTCATCACGGAACCATTCGTTCCAGATGATTGAATAACTCCTTGTGAAGAATGCACAATGATCAATAGTTTTTGTTGGATCCATTTGTCCAACAGTAGGCAAGCCCATATAGTCTTGCAATGATCCGATGGCGTAACCGCCTACGGGTGAAGTTTGTTGTGGTACTACATAATCGATTGAATCATCTGGGTTGTCTTGTTGGCCCATAAATCTTTGCCAATTATCCCAGATTAAACGATTTGGTACGAAGAAGAAGAATGAATCCATAACCATGTTGTCCATGATTGGAGATAAAGGTCTAGATCTCGGTGGTCGCCGTATCATTAAAAAAATAAAATCATCAAAAGCTTGTTCGTGTTG